ATGAAGTGTCTAATTTGATAGATCATGTTGAAGATACTATGAAACAGAGTGATTAAGTATTAAGTTATACTATAATATTATAAAGACAATATTAAATTTATAGATAAATCATATAACTATGTTATAATATCCTCACACACCAGCATAAAACTATGATTAACCTAGACGAGCGATACCATTCTTACCTAGATGGCAGTAAGAAAATGAGAATAGATGGTATAGATGAACAGGTTCAAGCATACGGATGGCACTGTGATGGTAATGATATTATGGGTCACTATGTGACAACAGAGAATTTTAAGTTGTTTTATAATATGGAAGGCCTCTTTACTAAGATGGTGGCACTCAGAGAACTGGCACAAACTACTAGGTGAATGAATTACTTTAGTGTATAATAGCCTTATATAAAAAATTAAAATGAAAATTGCACTTGCAGCGTTATTAGCACTTACTCCTGTTTCAGCAGTTGCTAGTCCTGTTCCTAATCATTCTCAACCAGGATATTCTAATCAAAGAAGTTGTTTTAAGACAGAATATAGAGAGGAATATATTCCAGGAACAGAGGATAATCCTGGATATGTAAAGTCGTGGAAGGATACTGTTGAAGTACCTTGCGAAGATTCTAATGTTGGCTGGCATAGACCATCAAGACCAATAGAAAGACCATACTATCGTAGGCATGTAACTGTCTATGAGGATACTAATGATTGTACTGATGGTAAGATGGCAGGTTTATTATTAGGTGGTGGTGCTGGTGCTGCATTATCCAGAGGTGATGGCCGCTGGTGGGCAATTCCATTGGGTGCAGTTGTTGGTAGTGCTATTGGATGTGATATTGATGGAGGTTGATATAACAAGGGGGGACGCATAAAGTGTCCTTAAGGTGTGAGGGATAAGCGGTTCTACTGCCGAAAACGATCAATGGGTATGGTGAGAGTCCATACTATCTCCGAAAGGATAAGGGAAATCATTGAATCAAGTAGGGTTCAGGTGTAAGCGATTCCCAGTAGGTAAATTTGGGCTGCAAGGTGAAACCTTGAGCATGGCCCCGTTCCCTCACACATTATTATAGGCAAGGGTCTATGGTTGTCTCAATTCAGTTGAGAAATTACGCCCTGTAAGTCCTTTACGAGGAGATGGATGTGCCTCGTGGGTCGCCCCCACTAAAAGAACTAACATCCCCTAGGCTATTGTTAATTTTATATGTTAGTTGATCTATCAAAAGAAGAATTAAGGGCATTATCTGAGGTGTCTTTACATTCCAGTAATTTAGAAATGTCTGAAGAGGCAGTTGAATTCTGGACTAATTTATATCTTAAACTCAGAAACATTTCAAACGCATGTACCTGTAAGGAGGATTCAAATGCCAAGTGAACAACACTTCATCAACAAAACTGATGAAATGCTTGAAAAGTTTATCGAAGAATGTGAACAAGAAGCAGCAAAATTAGAGGTCACAGTTGACTATTATTTGGCTGAATTTGTTTGACAAATTATACCCTAGCAGTTAGACTGTTAGGGTATTTTCTTATACATAGAGTGTTATTAATTTATTACTATGACTGAACAAAAATTATATAAAATCCTGAATTTTAATACTAATGGATGGAACCTTATTGAAGATCATGCAAACAATTTAACTAAAGAGCAGTGTGATAAAATGCTTAATGAATTTGTTGCTGAAGGATATAATCCTAATAAATTGAAGGCAGTTGCAGTTGATGACATTCGCTTTCAAGCAGAGTAATGTATGAACCCGAAGTAGATGATTATGTCATTTGGAAACGCCCAAATGGAGACATTGAAGAGGGCTGGGTCTATTTTAAAGGAGATCCAATAGATAATGAAAAACGTATTAAGGATGGATGGAAAGTCTTATCCAGATATATTACTATAGAAACTGGAGTTAGGGATAAACCTGACTGCATATATTCTAGTGGTAAACCAATGAGACATAAGATGATTCATACATTATTATTATGTAATGAAGAGTGTTGGCATCAATTAAAGTATGTTAAACATAGAAGAACAAGAGAGATACAACATTATGCACAGTATGATGATGTTAATCAAGATGAAAAGATAGTATCTAATGTGGGAGATTATAAATCACAGGAGGGAAGATTACCAGATTATTAATAAGGGGGGACGCATAAAGTGTCCCTATTATACAATTATCAATCAAAATAATGAGACCACCTGAAATTCTTAAACAAATAAAGGAATTGAATAAACTTTGGAGGGAGCAAAATTTTGTATATACTCCTGAACAACAGGCTGAATTTGATAAACTAAAACAATTAAGAAGAGAAAGAGTAAAGTATTTTTATGAGAATGATTTAGTCTTTAAAGGTGCTGCTAAGAAGGATGATACTAAATAACTAAAAAGATATATCTAATGAAGTCTTTTCAACAATTTATTGCTGAAGCATACGATAAAGAACTAGAGGGTCAAGCATCTAGGGCTCCTGGAGAAGGTGGTCGTATTCGCACGTCACGCAAGAAGAGAGATATTGATAAGACTAGAGTGAAAGCAGTTGGTGGAGGTAAAACTGCACCAGCAGCAGATTATAAACCTAGAGCAGATATTGGTACTAACAAACCAAGATCTAGGAATCAACAACAACCTGAAAAAGCAAGAGGAAGTGCTGCCCTATCAGCAAGGGAGGCACAACGAAAGGCTGCAATGGAGAGAAGAGCAGCAAAATCTGGTGCTAAAACTAAAACAGCAGACGAGTTGTTATCAACTAAGAAGAAAACTGTTGATCCTAAGTATAAACCAGTGAAAACAAGTGGTTTAACAACTAAAGAACGCAAGGCTTTATATAAAAAAGGAGAAAGAGCATTGCGTGACATTAGATTAAAGAATCTTGGCAAGAAATCAGAGAAAGAACTAAAACATAAAGTCACAAGTAAGTAAAAGGGGGGACGGCTAAAGTGTCCCTATAGTGTAAGAGAGGGTTACTTCCCCCGAACATCACACTCTTAATCTGATACTATATGCAAAGGTATCAATGTCGGCAGACGGTTAAGAGTATTAGCAAGGTCAATCAGACTAATCGTGAGGTGTCAGTAGGATCAGAGGAAGGTAAACAGAGTAGGTCTAGCATTGCCCCCTTCTTACACTTACACTCGGAAGAGATACTACAGGGTAACGCCAGCAATGCTGGTCAGATCGATCTGTGACCCATCTTCCACCTATAAAGTCCCTGTAAGCGTCTGTGTGGCGTTTAAAGGGATTTTATGTTATAATATACTTAATGGTGATTATTTAATGATTCAACTTCGTGACCATCAATTATCAATACTTAATACCTTACAGGATAATCGTAAGGGTCAAGTTATTGTACCGACTGGTGGCGGCAAAACTATGTGTATGATTGAGGATGCAAAGTATCATTTACAATTCAATAGTACACCAAAAACTATTGTAGTTGTTGCACCTCGCATACTATTAGCACAACAATTATGTGAAGATTTCTTAGAACTAATTGATAATGTTCATGTTCTTCATGTTCATAGTGGAGAGACACATTATACAAGCACAACTAAGATTGATTTAATTAGACAATGGGTAGGTGATAATGTTGGTAATAAGATTATATTTACAACATATCATTCACTTCATAAGTTAATGTATTCTGATGTATTTGTAGATACGATATACTTTGATGAGTCACATAATAGTGTTCAGAAGAACTTTATTGAAGCCACTGAGTATTACTCAATGTATGCTAATCGTTGCTACTTCTTTACTGCTACACCTAAACATTCTAAGACTCCTTTTAAGATAGGAATGAATGATGAGGACATTTATGGTAAAGTATTATGCAATGTTCCAGCACCTAAGTTAGTGGATGAAGGTGTAATCTTACCACCTAAAGTTATAGTCAAGAAGATTGATGTTGTGGATGATAGTAGATTCAAGCATGAGCATGATTGTGATAATGTATTATCAACTATTGATGATGTTAAGGTTGATAAGATACTTATCTGTGCAAGATCTACAAAGCAAATTGTTAATCTAGTATCACAAACTGACTTTGCCTATGAGTTACAAACTCGTGGATATAACTGGATGTATATTACTGCCAAGACAGGAGCTATTATCAATGGTAAGAAAGTAAATCGTGAATCATTCTTTAATACTCTCAATGAGTGGGGTAAAGAAGAAGGTAAGAGATTTGTAGTATTACATCATAGTATTCTATCTGAAGGTATTAATGTTAAAGGATTAGAAGCTGCATTGTTTCTAAGAAATATGGATTACATTACTATTAGTCAAACTATTGGTAGAGTAATAAGAAAAGGCAGTGAATCAAAAACTTATGGTCTAGTTGTGGTTCCTACTTGGGATAAGGTAGGTATATCAACTGCACGTAAAGTAGAGGCAGTTGTTGATACTGTCTTTGATAAAGGTCAACCAGCTATCTCTGTAATTACAAA